GATGCTGACATTTTTGTAAAGCGTGGTCGTGAGATTCTCCCTATTCTGCGTAAGAATAATGAGAACCTTGTTAGAGACTTACAAGCTACAAAAGAACAGCTTAAAGATTTTCGTGAAGCAGCAGAAGAGTTTAAGAGATTTCAGAAAGAAGCCTACGAACGTAAGGCTAACGAATACGAAGATCGTATCCGTGAGATTAAAGAATCCCGTGCCCAAGCTATTAGCGACGGTGACGGACAGAAAGTCAACGCTTTAGATGATGCCCTAGATCAAGCAAAAGAAGATCTGAAGGAAGCTAAACAAGCTGTTAAAGAAGCTGATACGGTTAAGACCCCAGAGCCTGCTACGCAAGCAATGGAACAAGAATTGCAATCTTGGTTAGATGGCAACACTTGGTTTGGTCAAGATAAACGTATGACTAGCATTGCTAACGGTATTGGTGATAGCCTCCGCTTAGAGTTTCCCATGCTTAAAGGTAAAGCATTTCTAAATAAGCTTGATGAAGTGTTAGCAGAAGAATTTCCTACTAAGTTTGGTGAAAAGAAAAGTCCTGCTAGTCGTGTTGAATCTGGCTCAGGTCGTCAAGGTCGAGGTGGCAGTAATGCTCAATCGTATGACAACCTGCCCGCTGATGCTAGAGCCGCTTGCGATAAATTCGTCAAGCAAAAGCTGATGACTAAAGAAGAGTACGTTCAATCGTACGACTGGTCTTGATCTGTAAGTTAACTGAAAGGAAATTAATATGCCCCGCGCACTAAATGAGTTTGAAAAACTTGACCGTAATATTGCTAAACAAGCTGAGCGTAATGCAGTAGCAGAACTAAAAGCTTCACCAGCAACAGACGGTGCAACTCGAAAACGCCGTAATACCTTTAATGGTACGGAGGCAAAGTTAAGTGTCCGTCAACAGATACCTGGTTATCACCTTCACGTTCTTACGGACGCAGGAAGTCGCATTCAAGAAGCTATGGATAGTGGCTACGAGTTTGTTAGACCAGAAGATGTTGGTGGCGTGAGCGAAAACGTAGTGAGCCGTAATGGTGATCTCGGAGAAAGAATTCGGTATCTTGTAAACCCCCGTGCTCAAGGCACAGAGCAATACGGATACTTAATGAAGATTCGGCAAGAATGGTACGAGGAAGATCAAGCTGAACTTCAGGCAAAAAATAATCGCATTGATGGTGCTATCCGTAAAGGAAAAGTCTCTGGAGATAATCCAGCGTTCTATGTCCCTAACGGTGGAATCAAACTTAACTAAACGTACAAGGAGTCTTAAATGGCTAACGTATCCCGCCCCCGTGGTCTGTCTCCAGTCGGAACTCTGACTGGTGCGCCCTTCAACCAACAAGGCCAATTGTTCGCAATTGCCAGTGACGCTTCTAACACATATGCTATTGGCGATGTGGTGAAGTTGACTACTGGTTCTGACGCAAACGGCATTGCTTTTGTAACCAAAATGACTGCTGACGCTGATATCCCTATGGGTGTTATCGTTGGTGTTCGTCCTGCTGATCCTGGCGTAAGCTTGGAAGGCACTAACATTGACTTGGCTAAGCTGTACCTTACTAAGAGTTCTGGCACTCGCTACGTCTACGTCATCACTGACCCAACAGTTGTGTATGAAGCTCAAGCTGATACATACGCTTTGGCTGATGTGAACAAAAACGTTGGTGCTAACTGGACTGCTGATCAAACTACTTTAGCTCAATCTGCTCCACAATCTAGCACTACCATCAAGGCATCTACTGTCTTGGCTCTTGGTTCTTCTGGCTCGTTGGCACTGCCTTTCATGGTGGTCGGTTTTGCTCAACGTCAAGATAACGAAGCTGGCACTGCTGCTAAAGTCAACGTTATTTTCAACCGTCATTTGTATAAGCAAGCCCAAGGCACTGCTTAATCAACAGCTAATTAAAGGAGAACTATTATGGCTGGCGTAATTACTACCGCATCTCACCCCAAGGCTCTGTGGCCTGGCATTAAAGCTTGGTGGGGTCAAACCTATGACGAGCACCCAGAAGAGTATATCGACTTGTTCGATAAAGACACTTCTAACATGAACTACGAAGAAGACGTTCAACTGTCTGGCTTTGGCTTGGTTCCTGTTAAAGAACAAGGTGCTGGCACTGAGTATGACTCTGAGATCCAAGGCTTCGTTACTCGTTATACACACGTTGCATACGCAATGGGTTATATCGTGACTAAGGAAGAAATGGATGACAACTTGTATGAGCAAGTGTCTAAGAAGCGTGCTGCTGCATTGGCTTTGTCTTTCCGTCAAACGAAAGAGAACGTGGCTGCTAACGTTTACAACCGTGCTTTTAACAGCACTTATAAAGGTGGCGACGGCGTTGCTATGTGCTCTACAGCACACCCCAACACTGCTGGCGGTACTTTCTCTAACAAGCCTGCTGTCGATGTGGACTTGTCCGAAGCTGCTTTGGAAGATGCAGTAATCCAAATCATGGGTTTCCAAAACGACCGTGGTTTGTTGGTTGCTATTCAACCTAACAGCTTGCACATCCCTCGTCAAGAGTTGTTTAATGCTCAACGCATTATGAACTCTAACTACCAAACAGGTAACGCCAACAACGATATCAACGTGATTTCGACTGGTAAGTACTTGCCTGGTGGCTTCAAGGTGAACCACTACTTCTCAGCTCCACACGCATGGTTTATTCGTAACACCATTCCTGGCGGTACTGGTTTGAAGTACTATGAGCGTCACGCTGTCACGTTTGATCAAGACAATGACTTTGACACTATGAATGCTAAAGCCAAAGGCTACGAGCGTTATAGCTTCGGTTGGTCTGATCCTCGTGCTATCTACGGCTCTAACGGTCCTTAATCGTTACTAGTAACAGACCCCCTCTTTAATTGGAGGGGGTTCTTTCTATCTGGAGAATAGTATGAGCTTTGAACGCGAAAAAGAAAAGGGCAAACGCCCCACACCTAAACCACAACCTTGTGTACCTTGTAAATAAGGTTAGAATCTAATTGTCCCAATGACGCTTCAATAGTGGAGCGTTGTTTTTAACAACGTCAAAGGAACACCCAATGTCAAACCCTACCCGATTTCTTAGTGGCGTAGCCACTGTCCCTGCAAACCAACCTCTTGGCAACTATCCCCTCCCCGATCCTTTTCACACTGGTGGCACTACTGGTCTAGAAGTTTTTACTTATGAAAACGACTACACAGATTTGGGTAACGCTGGCTCTCGTACCATTGTTGGTACTAGTTCTACATTTGCTCTTGCAGACGGCGTAGGTGGCATTGGTGTGCTAACTCCTGGTGGCGCTACAACTGCTACCACCATGTACCGCACTGCCGCTGCTTTTAAGTTTGCTGCTGAGCAAAAGTTCTGGTACACCACACGCATTGCTTATAGTGGCGTTGGCACTGGTATCACTGGTTACTTTGGTGTAATCAAAACTGGTAACGCCACTACAGACAGCTTGTTGTTTAAGCTTGCTGCTACTGGTGTCCTCAGCTTTGTATCTACAGTGAACAACACTGCTACAACATTGGTTTCTAATGTGACGACCATGACTGCTGGCACCTTTATTGAAGTGGCATTCTGCTACGACGGTACTGATTTGCTAGTGTACTTAGCGCACAATTTGATTGCTCGTATTGCTAATCCCACTGTTGGCTCTACTGGTACAACTTTGACAAACGCTGCTCTGACTGAAGTCGTTCAGATTACTCCTGCTGCTACACAAACAGTCTCTATAGACTTTGTTTTGGTTGCTCAAGAAGTCGCTCGTTAATAGAGGCCAACCATGGCTAACACCTTTGCAACACAGATCCTTGAAGAAGGACCACGTAACGCAATTATGAAGGTGACAGGGGTGCTAGACACCTCTGATCAAGCCCTCACAATTGCAGTGGACGTAAGCACACTTAACCAAAGTGGAACTGGTGCTACTCCTACAGCAGTACGTATTGATAATATGGACTACTCTATTTCAGATCAACTTGCATTGCAGTTGTTCTGGGACGCAACAACCGATGTACAAATCATTGGCCTAACTGGTCGTGAAGACATGTCGTTTAAAAGTGTTGGTGGTTTGACTAACAATGCTGGAGCAGGTAAAACTGGCGACATTCTCATCAAGACTACTGGGTACGCATCAGGCACGCAAGTGTTCTCTCTTGTACTTTGGCTGGTCAAACAAGGCGCTGACCTTTAAGGAATAACACTATGCTTTCACCTAACGACCTCTACGAAATCCGTAAAATCATTGTTGCTACCCAACTCATTATGAAAGGTGACTTTGATAAAGAGATGGAGCGCATTGACAAAGCTGCAAACGTAGCTGCTGCAAACCGCAAAGCTGAATTAGAGAGCTATGAGTACGGAGTCCAAGCCCGTATTAAACAAGCTCAAGAAGAAGCTGATGCTACTCTCGCTACTGCTGCAAAGCGCACTGCTGATGCAGAAGCTCTTGCTATCCAAGCAGGCAAAACTCAAGAAGACATGGCTGCTCTTGCTCTAAAGACTCGTGCTGACTCAGCAGAGTTAGAGAAGCAAAAGAAAGCTTTTGAAAAACAACAAACTGAAGCACAAGCACAATTAGCTAAAGCTCAGGAAACATTGTCTTCTGAGATTGGTGTTGTTCAAATGCAACGTCAAGCTTTAGCTGAAGAACAAGCTAAGCTCAACGCTAAACTCGATAGCCTTAAAGCTCTTGCTCAGTAAACGTCATGGCAACAAAACCCACACACTACTTTGTAGAGATTAATAACGACTCTACGACTCCAGTACCTGTAGCGCCAGAAAACATTACGGGTAAGTTTCGTGAATCGTTTGAAAGTTTTACTCCTGGTGTGAATTGGTTATTGACTACAGGTAGTGGCGACATTGTGCAGACAGACGGTAATGCCGTGTCTGCCAGCTACCTAGTCATCTCAAAAGATCCACTAACTGCTGAGACAGAGACAACCCTGACTTACAACGGCTCGTTTCCAATGCCTGCGGAAACAGCGGTTGGCTTGTCCATGTCGCAACGTGTGCTTGGTCAAGAGTTGTCAATGGAGTTGGTCAGCACCGAAACACCGCTACCGCCCGTTGAGGATATTGCGATTTCAAGCATCAGCCAGACAACGACCACGCTGACTGTCAACACGACAGCCGCACACGGGTTGGTTCCAGGCAAACGCATCGGCATCAAGGGCTGTTTGGACAGTCGCTTGAACTACCCATCGCTGGTGGTGGCGGCTACGTCAAGTGCCACTCAGTTTTCAGCAACTGCTGGCCCTGGCGGAACAATTCCTTCTGTATCTTTGTCTGGGGGCGCGGCAGGTTTTGTTTACTTTAGGTCTGCGCTCGGATATGCGCAAAACGGCTTGTCTGAAATATTTGAGAACTCGGCAACAACCAACGCTTCGGTTTACATCAGGTCTTCTGCTGGTGATTCCTTGCCTTCTGGTACGGCAAACGCCAATCAATCGGTAAGTTGTGCAAACACGGCCTCTATTCAGGCAATTGTCTCCCCATACACCTACGCCTTTCTGCCAACATCGGAATACCGTTTAAATCTACAAGCAGACAGGGCGCAGGTTTATGACGTATCTGTCGATGCAGTATCGTCAACGACAAGCAGACAG